GCAAACCTTACAGGTATCGAAGGAATTCCTACAGCTACTATTGTGCCGTGGTCTTCTGCTTCAGTGCCAACAGGTTTCTTAGAGTGTAATGGTCAAACAGTTTCAAGATCAACGTACTCTGCTTTATTTGCAATCGTAGGTACAACTTATGGAGCTGGAGATGGTTCATCTACTTTTGCTGTTCCAGATTTACAAGACAATGTAGCAGTTGGAAAATCTAACAACAAAGCTTTAGCTTCAACTGGTGGAGCAAATACTGTATCTTCTTCTGGAAATGTAGGTACTAATATTAACGTTACAGGTACCGTTGGTGGATCAACAGGTAATGCAACTTTATCAACAGCTCAGTTAGCTTCTCACTCACATGGAATATCAGCTGTTCAACCGACAACAGGTGGTAGTTTACCAGCTAATAGATCTTCAGGTCCTGGTAACAATTTCAATACTAATAACACAGGTTCTGGTAGTGGTCACTCTCACAACATGAGTGCAACTTTTTCAGGTAGTGGTAATGCTGCGAGTACATATTCTGGAAGCGCAACATCTGTTGTACAACCTTATTTAACAATTATTTATATTATCAAGACGTAGGAGAAATTATGGCAACAAACGCAAATTGGACAATAGTATTTGAAGACAAAATTATAATTAAAAATTTTGCAGAGGGAGCCAATGAAGGTATTGGATATATTGTATCTGATGATTCTTTTTGGAATGATTCTAAATTTTCAAATATTTGGGCTATTCAATACGGAACATCTACACCTACTGATGAAGTAGAACATAAAGATGGAACACCACATTGTAGTTATGCAGAAGCAGATTTAGGTGACATTAGTCAATTTTCTTCTAGATGGGACGCTGCTCATTTAACAAAACTGCAAGCAGATTGGGATGCTGATGAAAGAGATGAATCTGAAAAAGGTTCAAGACCTACATCGTATTCTTCTTAATAATTTAAAAAACAATTAATAGAATATCTAGATCCTTTTGTAACTGGCTCTGTGCCATGAATCCATGTTGGTTCTGCAGGAAATAACATTGCATCTCCCGTCTTAAACGTATGTTTTATTCTACCATTAAAAAATCTAAACTCTCCTCCTTCATAATTTTCATTTAAATTTAAAGTACAAGAAGCTCTGGTAAGAGGTGAAACATCAGTATGATCTTTTATAAAATCTCCTTTATTATATTTTAAAATTCGTACGGTATTTGTTTTACGTATTAAAGTATTATCAAATGTAGGACATATTTTTTTTTGAATATATAGTACATAGTTAGTTATCATTATGTTTATATAAAGTTTTGCTGTATTTAATGGTTGTATAAATTTATCATTTTGATTTGATAACTCAGATAAATTAATGCATTTAAAATTATCTAACTCTATTTTTTTACTTTTACTTTTGTAACTTTTTTCAGATAAGGCATGTTCTTTATTTTTTTCATAAAAATCTATTAAATAATCACAAACATTTTTAGGAACTAATTTATCTATATGAAATTTTAAATCAGTAATTTTATGATCAAATGACATTGGTCACATCTGTTAAATTAAAAGCATAACATATTCTTTTTTCAAAACGTTTTTCTGGTAAGACATAGTGAAGTAAGTTAAATGGAAAAACTAAATAATCAAAAAGTTTTGGTTTTATTTCAAAAGTATCATTGTCTCTTGCAAAATGAATATTATTATTAGTGTTAGATAGATATAGAACACCTGCATGTGTAACATGATCACCCACATGAGAGTGAGGTGTATTATACGATTCATTATCTAAAACATTTAACCAAGAATACTTTATCTTTAAATTATGTACATTTCCCAAATAGTTATTTATAAAATCATCTAATTCTTTTTTACCATTAAAAGCATCATGATATTGAAAACCTTTTATACAAGAAATATTATCTTCTGGTTTATAATTTTCTTCTACAAATTTTAAAACTTTTTTATGTATATTTATTGGAATAGGCATTCTCCCATGAGTCATAGGGACTGCAAATAAATTATAACTATTAATCATCTAATCACCATCCAAGAAGTTAAAATATATTTTTCACCAGCTAATGGTGGATTACCTCTATGTAAGTATGGAAACCCAGCAGGCCAAATAACTATTCTACCTGTTTTAGGTTGTACTCTTTTTGAAAAATGTAAGAATTCTGTTTCACCACCTTCTTTTATATCATTTAAATATACACTAAATACAAAAGCACGAGGTTCATTACTAAATCCTTTGCCATGTTCTATGTGCCAAACATGATAACCTTCAGTGGGTAAAGTTTTTTGAATTTTCATATCTGTAAATAAAAAAGAGTCATAGGCAGTATCTGCACCTGTAGTTTTTATATAATGATTCCAAGCCATATCAAAATTAACTATCAGTGATTTTAAATCTTCCCACCAAACACTCATATTTTTTGTACCTGCAAAATATTGTTGGTCTTGTTTTTGCGTTACAGGGGCTTGTTCAAAATCTAACCTATTTAAAGTATTATTAAATTTATCTTGGTCTTCGAATAATTTAATTGCTTTATTACATTCTTCTAAAGATATGTAGTTATCATACACACCTATAAAATTATTTATGCTATATGTTTTTTCTTTCATTAGTTTAAGTTTATTGTAGCCATGCTACAACACTATATCTACTCCCTTCTGTTACAGGTTCTATACTATGTGGATACATAAAATTACTAGGAAAAAATACAATAGAACCTTTTTGTAAATTGTATCTTTTAATTTCATTACAATGTTGATCTGCAAACACTAGGTCTCCTCCTTTATAACTATTATTTAAATTTATAATTACACTTGTAGTTCTACTATAGTCTGTATAATTGTCTATGTGATATCCATACATACCACCTACTTCATATTTTAATAAATCTATTTGATTTATCTTATTGCTTTCAATAAAAGGAAATTTTGTTTTGTAATAAATATAAGACTTTTCTATTTGTTCTTTAATTTTATTAAAAGGATCTTTTTTAGAATGTACATTACAGCCTAATACATTACGTTCATTTTTTTTTACTCCTCCCCACGTCGGAAGATATTTTAAATTAAAATTTTTATATGAATCTATTATTTCATTACAGAAATCATCATTAATTAAATTATTTATATGAACTATTGCTTCTAAGTGATTCATTTTATAAACATTTGTACAGAAAGTCTGGGAATAAGCGGACTTAAAACAGGATTTACTTTGTGTTTAAATGGAGATTTTATTATTACTAAACAGTTACCTGTTGGCGGAATCCAACCATGACCTTTTTCACTAGTAAACATAAACTCACCTCCCCAGTTTTGATTCCATCTATTATTTAAATAATAAGTAGCTCCATATACCCAACCGCTATCATCATGCCAATTAATACCTGCTCCTTTTTCCATATAGTGAATAGCAGTATCAATTCTATTTAATTTTAGTTGATAAAATTTATTGTGTTTAGTTAATGTTTTTAATTTTTCAAATGGAGGATATTCAGAAACACCACACCTTTTAGGAGGAACAATATTATCTATTAAAGATTTTGTCCATGTACCTTTAGATGATTTTAAAGGTAATTGTTTTCGTTCTTTTATTACAGCGTTGTGTATTCCTTCATAAATATCTCTCTCTAAAAAATTTCCGATGTAATAAAGTTCATTAGGTATTTCGTATATTAAATTCATTAGAGATAATTTTTAAAATTTTTAGTTGAATATAATTTACCTATTTCTGGAAACCAAATATTTTGAAACAAAGTTTCAACAGGTAATAAACATTTTATTGCGTCGTGAACACTGTTTACTAAAGGTTCTCCAGCAAAATTAAAAGAAGTATTTAATACCATTGGAACACCAGTAAGATTATAGAATTCATTTATTAATTGATAAAAGTAATAATTTTGTTCTTTTTTTAAAGTTTGAATTCTACAAGTATTATCAATGTGGGTTAATCCAGGAACACCTTCTTTTTTAACTTTAAAAACGTATGACATAAAAGGAGTTTCTTTTTTTGATTTCATGTCAAACCATTCATCAGCATGTTCATGTAATACTGTTCCGGCCGTGGGTCTAAAAGATTCTCTATGTTTCATCATATTTAATTTTTCTTTTCCAAAATTATCTCTTGGGTCAAATAAAAAAGATCTATTTCCAAGTGCTCTTTTCCCTGTTTCATTTTTACCTTGGTAAATTGCAACAATATTTCTTTCAGCTATTAATTTAGCTATGTCTTTTGCAGACACCTTAATACCCTGGTCTAAAGGCAGCATATTGTAATCAGGGAGATCTCCTAAAAATAAACTTTTTATTTGACTGCATTTATATTTTTTTTGATTGGCATGCCACAAAGCAGCTCCCATAGATAATCCACTATCATCGGCAAAAGGGTCTACATACAAATTAGGAACAATATCTAAAAGTTTACTATTTAAAACAGTGTTTTGAAAAACTCCTCCAGAAACACATAGATTTCTTTTTTTATCTTTAACTATGTTTTTAATATATTTAAACACGGTTGTTTCTAAAAACTGTTGAACCGTTTTACACATAATTCCAGCAACATCTTTTCTTGCTCTAGTAGCTATAAATAATAATCTATCTTGTGATATTTGAAAATGACCGAATTTTTCAAAAGCCATTGCACTGGTATCTACTGGAAAATTATAATAAGCAGACAAACCCATAACAGATCCTTCTGTTTTATATTTTAAACAGTCTTTAGTTATTTCAAATAAATTTCCAAAACTTATGGTGTTTATATGAAAATCTTTTCCATCAATATATTCTTTACCAATTGTAGATTTATATACTTTAAATATTTTTTTAAATTTATTTTTGCTAAAGTAATATAAAGAAATTGCTTCTATACTATTATTTTTATCAAAAGATCCACCACCGTCTGCAACAAATACATATGATTTTTTTAATCCAGAATTATAAAAAGCACAGCATGCATGAAGAAAATGATGATTCCCTTGTTCGTAAATAATTTCTGAAGCTTGAATATTTAAAACATCCATTACTTCTTTAAGGTCAAGCCTTAAAGAGTCTTCAAAAAGTTTATTTACATAAATACCTTGAACAAGAATTATTTTATCAAATTTCTCATTTCTGTATTTATTAAATAGTATTTGCCAATTTTTAGTGTGTTTTTCTCTATTTAATCTTTCACCTTCTTGAAAATAAATAATATCATTATTATTCATTTCACATATAGATGCATTATGGGAGTTATGCACGGCTAATATTCTACTCATTTTGTATCTTTCATTCTCTATGTTTTTAATATATAACGCACTATATGCTACAAAAATTAAATTTCAAGCCTGGTTTTAATAAACAAGACACAGAATCTGGTGCTGAAGGGCAATGGACAGATGGTGATTTTGTTAGATTTAGATATGGACTACCTGAAAAAATAGGTGGTTGGAACCAATTGACTGCTGGGTCTTTAACTTTACCAGGAGCCGCTAGAAAACAACACGCTTTCACTTCTTTTGCTGGTGAGAAATACACAGCTATTGGAACATCACAAGGTTTATTTTTATATTATGGTAATGATTTTTTCGATATTACACCTTTAGATACAGCTATTACAGGATGCACTATAACAACTGTCAATGGTTCAAATACTGTAACTATAAATAAAGGATCTCACGGTTTAGCTAAAGGAAGGTATATAACATTATCTGGTGTAACAGTAACAGGTGCATCAGATTTTACAGCTGCAGAATTAGAAAAAGTTTATGAAATACAAACAACTCCAGATGTAGACAAGCTCACTATACTAGCTTCTAGAAATGAAGGAGGCTCAGGTATGACTGCAGCTGGCGCTGCAACTGTTAATCCTTATGTTGAAGTGGGTCCTACTTTTCAAACTGCAGGTTATGGTTGGGGAACTTACTTGTGGAACGATAGTACCTGGGGAACTGAAAGAACAGTAAGTAACGTGATTCTGGATCCAGGCAACTGGAGTCTTGATAACTTTGGTGAAGTCTTAGTTGCAACTGTATTTAATGGTAAAACTTTTACATGGAATGCTGGAGCATCCAATGCCAGAACAATAAGAGCATCACAATCAACAAGTAATTTTCAAACAACGAACAATCCAACGGCTACTAGAATTTCTATTGTATCAGATAGAGATAGACATTTATTTCATCTAGGAACTGAAACAACTATAGGTGACCCTACAACACAAGACCCTATGTTTGTAAGATTTTCTAACCAAGAAGATTTAAATACATATGCACCGACAGCAACTAACACAGCCGGTACTTTTAGATTGGATACCGGTAATGAAATCAGAGCAGCTATACAAGGTAAAGATTATATCTTTGTATCAACTGATCTTGCAGCTTATGTAATTCAATTTGTTGGTCCACCTTTTACTTTTTCTGTTAGACAAGTTGGTACTAACTGTGGATGTATTGGTCAGCATGCTATGTCTTATGCTAATGGTGCAGTATGGTGGATGTCAGCGGAAGGTGGTTTTTTTGTATATGATGGTACAGTTAAGTCATTACCTTCACTTGTTGAAGACTTTGTATTTAGCACAGACGGAGATAACTTAGGTATTAATTTAAATTCAAGGGATGTTATTTATTCTTCACCTAATTCTTTATACACAGAAATAAATTGGTTCTATCCAAAAGATGGATCTGATCAAGTTGATAGATGTGTGACTTATAATTATTCAGAAAATGTTTGGACCACTTCATCATTAGCTAGAACTACGTATCAAGACCAAGGAGTATTTAATGCTCCTTATGCAACAGAATATACTGATACAGCTACACCTGTATTTCCAGATATATTAGGTATTACAAATTTATATGGAGCTAGTATTTACTATGCTCATGAAGTAGGAACT